TAGCATCAAAGCTATATCCAGTAACTTGCATGTGTGATACAAGATTTCGTACAGCACTATCTCTGTTTGTAAAAGATAATCCTTCTTCTGGAGTTACGCTAAGTATTTTGTTCATATAAGGTTTGTAACCAGAACGCATGTTAGCGCTAAAGCCCATTAGTTGTGCGTAAGAATCACCTTGTATTGGTTTACCTTTAAGAACATTGATGCCTTGTTTAATACCTCCACCTAAATAAGAACCAACGCTTCTAAATGCTGCGTCTTCTTTTCCTATAGCACTTAAACCTTTACCAACTGTTTGCTTTATAACATTTGTACTATCTAATAAATCTTTACCTTTTAATGCTGATGTTCTTAATACTGCATTAGTTAATCCTGATTGTTTACCCGGTAATTGATTAATTACACCTGTGTCAAATAAATTGTCTAGTATTTGTCTAACTTCTAAGTAATCTGTTGTATCAGCTATTTGTTTAACTACTGTATAATCTAAATTATCAAAACCCGGTGTAGTCATTAACTTAGCTACATTATTTTCTTCTGTTAAAGCTTTAGTCATTTTTCTACCGAACGGTGAGTTCATTAAATCTTGTGTTGTATTTCTAAACAATGATGTTCTAGTACCACTAATAACACCTGCTTGTTTATAAAGTTTTCTACCTGCAGCGTATTCCCTGCCTTCGTCACCTTTAAACTTTCTTATTAACTGACCATTTTTACCACTTATTAAAGGTTTTTTATCAGTAAACGGGTCAACGTAATCTTCTAACTCATTAACATTTTTATTAAAAGCATTTAAATAGTTATCTACCTTAGCAGCTTTTTGTGCGTCAAGTAATTTATCTACTGTTACTGTAGATTGTTTTAATCTATTAATAGTAGATATTCCTTTAGACAAAGGTATGTCTGCAAGTAACCTAACACTTCCATCAATAAACCCAGACAAAACATTTGCTGCTGTTGTACCACTAGGAGTTATATTATATGCAACTTGTCTACCCGGTGAGTAAGGTTGTAATACACCAGTATCTAATCCTTGTTTTTGTCTCCACCAATTAGAAATACTAAACATATCGTTGATGTTATTACCCGGTGCGTAATTAGATTTTCTTCCTTCAAAAAATTGTATTCTATTTGGGTCCGATAAACTTGTGTATTCTTGCATGCCTAATGCTTCATTTGCAATAATAGGTGTACCTACATTGTCGTAATATAATTTTCTAGCTTCTGATTCACTTAAGCCCATATCAAGTAATCGTTGATAACGTATGTCATCTTCAGCTATTAAACTTTCAAATATAAATTTTCTGTCTCTATCAAAGTTTACTGGGTTACCATTCCATGCTTCTCTAAATGCAGCACTAAATGCAGTTTCTCCTGCAAGTTTAGAACTTTCTTTCCACATTTCTGCATATTCTTTAAGTTCACCCCAAGTACCTTTATCTTTACCAATATCAGGTATTTGTGTATTGCTTACATACATAGCTAAATTTTCTTGTGATTCTGTTGGTAACATACCACTTTCAATCATGCTGTCGTATGCGTGTAAATCAGCAACATATTTAAGTTGACGATTTACTTTAATTAATTTTTCGCCCATACTCATAGCGCCAAGTAACGCCCATACACCTAATTGTGCATCACCTTTAAATACGCTTGCAAGGTTTAATGTCATGTCTTGATGTTCTGGCATTAACGCATTGCCTTGTCCATCTGTAGAAGCTAACTCCCATTGTTTAGCTGCTTGTTCAGATTGTGATATAGAATATCTATCTACTACTTCTTCTACTGCAGCTGAATTAGGGTCTGCTCCTACTTGTGTAAAACCAATAAGCAAACTTTGTGGTGCGTTAGGATACTTTTGTGTAAATGCAATTAACCTTTGTGGGTCAACATCGTTAAGATTTTCTTTTAAGTTTTTAAACTTTTTATTTCTAGCAACGTTATTAGCTACTTGTGATTGTTCAAATATTGGGTCAGGGAAGAACACTATTCGCTACCTTGATTAATCAACTCCGATATAATTGAATTTGGCATTACTTGATACATTGCAGCAAGTAACATATTTGCATCTTCGTCTATAGCTTGCATTGGAGGTGAACCTGCACCTAACATTGCGCCTTCTGTAATTGGTTGATTAGGAAATTCTGTTGCTCCAAAAACATTTGGAGTTACACCTGCTGTATTACCTACAGGTATTTGTCCTTGTTGTGCTACAGGTAACGGTGCTGCAGCTTGTTGTTCTGATAAACCTTTTTGTTCACCATAAGCTACACCCGGTATTCTTCTTATAGGTTGTTTACTATTACCTGCTCCACCATCAGTTCTTTGTGATAATGAACCCGGACCACTTACAGCAGCCGGTTTACTAGGTTGTCTGTATCCACCTCTACCTCTTTTCTTCGCCATGTTCCTCCATTATTACGACATAAACACCCGGATAAGGGTTTATTATTTCATATGCTTGTTCAAAAGATACTACTTGAGTATCTCCGTATTCTTCATTTACGATACTCCAAAACTCTGCTTCAACAAATTCTTCGTTCATTACGCTAATCCAAAAGCAGCAGCCATATCTGGCGGTGGTCCCTGTGGAGCTTGCATCATTTGTTGTTGTTGTATTAATGCTATTTGCTCTGGAGACATCTGTGGTTCTTCTGGAGTATAAAATTGTTTTAATATTTCTGTCATAGCGTTTGGATTTTCGTATATAGCTATAACTGCCATTGTGGCTTGTGGGTCTCCTTCTGCTGACCTAGCAAGAACACTATCAAATAAAACATTTTCAGCTTTATTTTTACGTATACGTTCTTGTACTTTGCCTACATTTTCAAGACCATCAATATTATCTTGTAAAGTTTCTGTATCAATAATACCTGCTTGTACTAATTGCAAACCTGTAACAATTTTTTGTGGCTCATCAAATCCTGCCATAACACCATAGATACGTCTTGTTCTGTGGTCTCCACCTATATCACTAAGTGGTTTATAGTTTTCTGAAAAAGATGTTCCATTAAAATAACCTGCCATAGGTTTACTTTGTGTACCTGTTTCTACAGCAAGTACTTCATCTAGTTCTAATCTTTTAGCATCCATTTCTGATATACCAACTTTTATAATCTCTCTATATTCATTAATCATTAATGACATAGATGAATTAAGTTCTGCAAGACCTGCACCAGTAGCGACACTAGCAGGAGACTGTGCATCATCAGTTACTGGATAACCACCAACTAATCTAAGCTGTCTTTCTAATCTATCTACTTGTTGAAATAATTGATAAGGTATATTGTTTGCAGGTTTAGATACTTGTGTACCCGGAGCTAAATAGTTAACGGCAAATCTACCTTTACGGTATTGTCCACTTTCTAACTCACCAGAAATGTTTGTTTCTGTAAATACACTATCTTCCATTGCAATAGCAGACATAATATTTATTTTTGCCATCATAGACATTAAACCTATTGTGTGGTCGTATTGACCTTTAAGTTCGTCAAAACTAAATCGTTTCATAAATACAAATGGTGTTGTACTTAATGTGTTAGGTATGTAATCAAAAAGTTGACGTGTTTCTGGATATACAATGTATGTACCAGTTATGTCATAGTATTCAATTATACTTACACCTTGACCTGTATTATCTTCCCAATCACCATCTTGTGTTGAATCTGTATATCCAATAAGAGATGTACTTGTATTAGGAGACCCTTTAGGTTTATTAGGTTTTAAAATTACATTTTTATATTCAGGATATATTTGCGCAAGTTTCCATCTAGGTACGCTTCTTAATACTGCAAGTTCTTGTGGTTTTTGGTCTGGACCAAAGTTACCCGGATATGTGTCATAAGGGTCACGTAGTTCTGCAGTAGGATACAAGAAACCATTCTTATCTTGTTTGTGTGTAATAATCCATGCGCAATAACCATAGCCCGGCAACCATCTAGCAGCTTGTGCTAACTGTAAGTTTAGTCTTTGCTTCTCATCATAAGATGCAACTATTCTTTCTAGTTTATCAGCACGTTTTCTAGCACGGTCGCTATCGTTATTGTTCATTAAATCTACACGAATATTAGGTACACCGGATATTTTTTGTGCAAGTCGGTCAATACCGGACTGCAATAAGTTTGGTGCAGGTAGTAAATCTGAATCAGCAGTATCCATTTGATTGCCTAGTAATGCTTTAATACCATCAGCACCACCATTAAGGATTGCTCTTATTCTATATTTATTAGTTTGTCTATTGCTAGAAGAACCACCTGCGACTAATTCTTGCGCAGCATCTATGATTTCTTCAGCAGATTTTTTATCTAAATTTATTGCCATGGTGCATCATTCATATCAGTAACATTATAACCAGTAAAACTTGGTTTGTATTCCATTCCAACTTCTGCTAAGTGTTCTTTCTGTACTCGTCTAAATACTTTCATTGGAAACCAACTAGACATTACAATATCTGTCTTATGTTTATTTCTACTAGAAACAGGTTTACCATCAAAGTATACTAATTGTCTTTTGTAACTATCTATTTTAGCTTGACTTTCTGAATTGCCATAGGGTAAATGTATTTTATTTGCGTCAAACAATTCTGACATTGCACCTACACCATATAGTGGGTCATGTTTGTTTTTACCTGTTAAGTGTCCTTGTAATAAAATACCTGTACGTAATACAAATTCTTTAATGTTTTCGTCTTGACGTATAGCAGTTTGAAAACCGTTTTCTTCTACAATCCAATGTGCTAAGTCATACTTGTGATACCAGTCAGATATAATTTGTGCTGCTGCTCTAACACCACCACCTTTTTGATTATCTATATCTATACAATACAATTCTGAATTAAAGGTATCTATACCCCAAAGGAATGCAGCTTGATATCCTGAACTAGAAGGGTCAAGACCTGCAACAAGTTGTAACTGCTTAGGTATTTCGCCAACAACTAATTCTTGTCTTTTACAAGCATCAATAGCATCAGGACTAAATATTTGTGTGCCTTCTACATAAGACTGATTAAAATATACCATCTCAAATATTTGTTTACCACCTGTAGTTTCTGCTGCACGTAATCGCGACATTAACCATTTGTGTGTACGTTTAGTACTCCATAACATACAGTCCGTATGTTCTTCATCACTAGCTTCAGGTAGTTGACAAGTTAAATCATGTGCTGTTTCTACTATGCTTTCAAAAGCTTCGTTGTTAAGTAGGTGATGATACAAGTCATCGGGGTGTTGCCTAGAACCAATAACGACAACAGCAGTATGTTCCTCTTTACGGGAAGATAATGTTGTAGTCCACCATTGTCTAGTGTTTTCTCTAGCACCGGGTTGCATTGTAGTTTGGTGGTCTTCAATGTCATCTGCAATGATTAAGTCACAGTCACGAGAAAGTATCTTACCACCTTTACCTACAGCAAC